TAATATGCCATTACAAGAAACCTCTGGAAATCTAACCACTGATGCTTATGGCGGTGGTGCGGCGGCGGCTGGCCCTGCTTATATAGAAGATGTGTTTTCTACTTGGTTGTACACGGGTACTGGTGCATCACAGACAATTACCAATGGAATTGATTTGTCAACTAAAGGTGGTTTAACTTGGATTAAGTCACGTTCTGCTGCAACTGACCACAAATTGACAGACACTTCTCGTGGCGTTACAAAAGAATTAATTAGCGATACAACTGGGGCGCAAACAACTGATACAACTGGTTTAACTGCATTTGGCACAACAGGATTTACGATTGGCGCTGATACTAACTACAACACTTCTGCTGATACGTACGTTTCATGGACATTCCGCAAGCAGCCAAAGTTTTTTGATATTGTGACTTATACGGGGACAGGCGCAAACCGCACCATTTCCCATGCTCTAGGCTCAGTGCCGGGCAGTATTTGGGTTAAGCGTACAGATACAACATGCGATTGGCAGGTTTATCACCAAAGTCTTGCTAACACAGAATATCTTGTTTTAAACAGTACAGCCGATAAAGCAACAGGTGCAACACGTTGGAACAGTACAACTCCTACATCTTCAGTATTTAGCCTTGGCACTGATGCAACTGTTAATGCGTCTGGAGGTACATATGTGGCATATATCTTTGCCCACAACGCAGGAGGCTTTGGCCTGACGGGTACGGACAATGTGATTTCGTGTGGTAGTTTTACAAATGGGTCATTTCCAAATTTAACACCAGTAACTCTTGGTTGGGAACCACAGTTTGTAATGTTAAAGGCGGTAAATGGGAACGGTGGTTGGTATATTCGAGATAATATGCGTGGGTGGGTAAATTCGCAATCATCTACATATCTATATGCTAATAGCTCTGCCGCTGAAGCCAACAGCACATCTTATCCAGGTGGATTCCCATCTGCTGATGGATTCTCGTGTTCATCAGCGTTTGAAAATGGTGGTAACACATTCATTTACATAGCCATCCGCAGAGGCCCGATGAAAGTGCCTACGGATGCGACTAAGGTTTACAACGTTGTTTCACAAACTCCAAGCGGAACAACAACGCTAACAAACTCATTTGCTGCTGACATGGTTCTTTCTAGCCAACGCAGCAATGCTGGCGGGTGGGGCTTTAACGTAGCAGATAAGCTGCGCGGTTCCTCTATTGCAAGTGGCTCACCTTATTTGACTACGCCAACAACAGCGGCAGAAGGAAATCTTGGCGCAGGTTATGGATTTACCTTGACCAACACAAACGTACAAGAAAACTTTTGGAATTCTGCTCTTGGCGTTTCAACACCTGTTGTGTATGACATATTCAGACGCGCCCCATCATTCTTTGATGAGGTTTGCTATACAGGGACAAACAGCGGGACGTTGACAAACACGCACAATCTTGGTGTAACTCCAGAATTGATGATTGGTAAAAACCGTGGGGCAATGACCAACAACACCAACTGGTACGTTTACCACAAAGATATTGCGAACAGCGGCCGCTTAAACTTGACAAATGGATTTGATGTAAGCGGGCGGATTACGAACCCCACTACAACAACGTTTGACGCGCTGGGTATTAACGACACCTCAAGTTCATTGAACTACAGTACAACCTACGTCGCCTATCTTTTTGCTTCTTGCCCCGGAGTTTCTAAAGTTGGCAGCTACACAGGAAACGGCACAACTCAAACCATAAATTGTGGCTTTGGTGCTGGCGGAGCAAGGTTCGTGCTATTGAAACGCACTGATGCTGCTGGTGACTGGTATGTTTACGACACCGCCCGTGGCATGACTACATTGACAGACCCATACTTGTTGTTAAACAGCACAGCCGCGGAAACTGCAACCCTTGGCTCAGTGACCACAGTATCAACAGGCTTTGCGCTGAACTCAGCAATTTTGGCAGCTATCAACGTCAATGCTGGAACCTACATTTTTCTTGCGGTGGCCTGATGGATAAGTTTAAAAATGCCTTTAAATGGCACAAAACAAACGCCAACAAGAGAGGCATTGAGTTCTTGTTCTCTTTTGAGGAATGGAAAACTTGGTGGGAAAATACGAGCCATTGGGATTCTAGGGGTGTGGGAAAAGACAAGTATTGCATGTGCAGAACTAATGACACTGGGCCATATGCTGTGTGGAATGTTTACTGTGCTACAAACAGCAAAAACTTGAGTGATGCAAATTTAGGTAAACCAAAAAGCACAGAAACACGCAAAAAGATTTCTGATTCTTTAATTGGCAAGCCTAAAGAATGGTCTGTAGGACTAAATAATCCAATGCACCAACCAGAAGCCAAGGCAAAACTAAGTGCGGCTATAAGTGGTGGGAAACACTATCGTGCAAAAAAGGTAGGAACACCACACGGCATTTGGAACTCAGCTACTGAGGCCGCTAAATGTATTGGAATCCCAAAACCAACAGTTGAGTGGCGTTGTAGAAACAACTATCTCGGCTTTTCTTACTTGGCTATTGCATAAGGAACATCATGGAAATCAGAACACAATCAGGTCAAGTCATGTACGAAGCAGAGTTTCGTGCATATACCCTTGCTAATGGTGGCCCTACATGGGGTACAACAACACCAGAGGTTCTTGCAGAACTAGGCGCAAGCGTAGTCTTAGAAGGCGCACAAGCCTCTCCCACACGATACCAAACGGCTTTCCGTGATGGCGTAGAAGAAATAAATGGTCAGTGGTATACCAAATATTCCGTAGCGGATATGGATGATGAAGCCAAAGCCGCGAAAGACGCAGAGCAAGCTAAGTCTGTACGCAACTCACGCACAGAAAAGCTAAAAGACAGCGACTGGTCACAAGTAGCAGATGCACCTGTGGACAAAACAGTTTGGGCAACGTACCGACAAGCATTGCGTAATGTACCTACACAGTCTGGCTTTCCTTGGGAAGTCACTTGGCCTGACGCACCATGACCCCAGAACTTCAAAAGTATTACGAAATCCGCTTTGACATGATGTCAATGGAGGGTTGGAAAGATTTATGCATGGATATTGACATTATGATAGAGTCGCTCAATAATATAAGCGTAATTCCTGATGAAAAGACCTTGCAATTTAGAAAAGGTGAACTTTCTATTTTGACTTGGCTGAAAACCTTGAAAGAGGTCAGCGAAAAATCTTATGAGGAATTGAATGAAAAGAATGTATGAATTTGCCTGTGAAAATGGGCATCACATTGAAAAACTGATTGATTATGAGGCAGTCAATGTCCAATGTGAATGCGGTGTGATTTCACATCGTAAAATCTCTGCTCCAAATATCAAGTTGGAGGGTTGGTCGGGTAATTTCCCATCATCAGCCCATCAATTTGACCGAAAACATCGGCAAAAATTGGCGGCAGAGTTAAAAGAGAACTCATAAACAATTGTCGAGTTCATGTTAAATCCTAAAACCCTAGTGGGCAGGAAAAGGAAACTGTATGTTGATTGATAACGATGATGAGATGCTGGGTGAACTTCAGGTTGAGGAAAAGAAGTTAGCCAATACTGTTGAGCCAGTCACTAATGATCTGCCTGATAAATATCGGGGTAAAGAGCTAAATGACATTATTAAGATGCACCAAGAGGCTGAGAGGCTAATTGGTAAGCAAGCTCAAGAGGTAGGCGAAGTTCGGAAACTTGCCGATGAACTTATTAAGCAAAATCTCTCAGGAAGTCGTCAAAATGCAGAGGTAGAGCCTGAAATTGACTTTTTTGAAGACCCTAAAAAGGCAGTTCAAAACACTATTAATAACCATCCAGATGTACTTGCGGCTCGCCAAGCGGGACAAGAGTTCAAAAAGATGCAGATTCAGAATAAGTTAGTGTCAGAGCATCCTGATTTTACTCAGGTAGTTCAAGACCCTGATTTTGTGAATTGGGTGAAATCTTCACCTATTCGTCTTGGTTTGTATGCTAAGGCTGATGGTGAGTTTGACTTTGATAGTGCGAATGAATTGTTGTCCACTTATAAGCAGTTGAAGGGTGTTAAGACTAAGCAAACGTCTGATGCTGGAGAAGCATCCCGTAAGCAGAATCTTAGAGCCGCTTCAGTTGATTCTGGTGGAACAGGTGAGTCAGGAAAGAGAGTTTATAGGCGCGCTGACCTAATTCGGCTAAAGATGACTGACCCTCAGAGATATGAAACGCTATCAGATGAAATCATGGCTGCATATGCTGAAGGTCGAGTGAAATAAACACTTAACTTTTTGGAGTATTTAACATGGCAACAGCATTTTCCCCAGCAAATAACGTAACAGTTACGTCAGCAGCTAATTTCATCCCTGAAATTTGGTCAGACGAAATTGTTGCAGCCTACAAACGTAATCTTGTAGCTGCTAACGTAATTAAAAAGATGAACTTCAAGGGCAAGAAAGGTGACACAGTTCACATTCCTTCTCCTATCCGTGGTTCTGCATCAGCTAAAGGCGCAACAAACGCCGTTACCTTGATTGTTAACACAGAATCTGAAGTTCAAATCTCTATCAACAAGCACTATGAATATTCTCGTTTGATCGAGGACATCGTTGAAGCACAAGCATTGTCCTCACTGCGTAGTTTCTACACAGAAGACGCTGGTTACGCTTTGGCTAAACAAGTTGATACTGACTTGATTCAGTTGGGTCGTATTGCTAACGGCGGCAGTGCTGGCGCTCGTTACGATGCTGGTTATGTGGGTGGCGATGGCACAACTGCCTTTGACTATTCAGCTAACTCTAGCGCTGGTAATGCAACTGCATTGACTGATGCTGCTATTCGCCGCACCATTCAGCGTATGGATGACAACGATGTACCTATGGATGGTCGTTTCTTCATCATTCCTCCCTCAACCCGCAACACATTGATGGGTTTGGCTCGTTACACTGAGCAAGCATTCGTTGGCGAAGCTGGTTCTGGTAACACCATCCGCAATGGCGAAATC